TTATCTATGATTATCATCATTACTCATTTCTACCGCCACTTTATCGCCACTCACCGCCAGAGGGTTGAGCTTAACGGCATCCTCTAAATGGTCAGGAGCAAAGTGCGCATATCGCATCGTCATTTTGATGTCGGTATGGCCGAGCACTCGCTGCAAGACCAGAATATTGCCACCATTCATCATAAAGTGGCTGGCGAAGGTGTGGCGCAAAACGTGGGTCAGTTGCCCTGCCGGAAGTTCGATGCATGTTCTTTCCAGTGCAGACCGGAATGCGCCATAACAATCGCTAAATAACCGACCTTTTTTATCATTAGGCAGAGAATCGTAAAGTTCTTTGCTAATTGGAACGGTGCGATTTTTTCTGCCTTTCGTGTTGGTGTATGTGATTTTGTATTTCGCAAGCTGGCTTTTTCTCAGGCTCTCAGCCTCAGACCATCGAGCGCCAGTTGCGAGACATATTTTTACCACGGTTTCTAAATCAGGGTGGTCATGCCGTTTACATTCTCCGAGCAGTTGCGCAATCTGGTCGTGAGTTAACCAAGCCATTTCCATTTCTTCTGTGCGGAAAGGGCGCATATTCTTTAGCGGATTTTCACCCTTCCATTCTCCAAGACGATTTAACTCATTAAACACTGCGCGGAAGTAGGCGAGTTCAAGATTAAGCGTGCGAGGGGAAACCTCTTTAACCCTATTTGAACGGGCATGCTCACCCTTTAGCCGCTTTTCCCGGTAGCGAGAAAACATCTGCGCATCGAAATCGCGTGCGAGCGGTTCGCCCATGCACTCAAAGGCATGATGCATAGCTAACTGGCGTTTTAGCCCGTCTTTCAGAGTAATACCGTGAGCGCTGTACCATGCGTCAACCAGTTCTTTTAATGTGCGTCGGTCTTCCTTTTCTTCCTGCCAGGGGTTTTGTACGGTGTACTGCTCAAATGCCAGCGCCTCGCCTTTAGTTGCGAATTTCTTTCTGATTCGTTTGCCTTTTGCTCCGTTTGGATAGAGCTCGCAAATCCAGCCTCCGTCCGGATTTTTACGGACAGTCATTAACTCACCTCACTATATACACCCACCACGCGGCCTAATGTTTGAATGTCATCAACCAAGCATTCAAAAGGGACTTTCCCTCCGGCTACGTGTAGTTTTCTACCTGGTAAAATCGTTAATTCACGAATGCTTTTTGCGCCCTCAATATCTACAAGCCATGAACCATCTGACAGCAAGGCATCAGTCTCAATAAAGTGAGCCGCATTGTCCGACAGTATGCATTGTGGGTTGTTAAGCGGTCGATTAAAGAGGGACTTAGATATCCTCAAATCTGTGCCGTCAATCAATCGACCTTCACTTAATGTGAATGATTTGACTGTTAACTCATCAGATTCAACAGATGCCTTGAGGTTACTGCCTGATAGCTTTTCCCCTTTACCTGTAAGCAACCATTCTACATTTGCACCTGTTTCCAGAGAGCAATGAACTATGAAGTCATAGGAGATAGCCCCTCGTGTGTAGCGGTTTTGCAGGGAACTGGCCGCGATATTGAAGTGCCGTGCAAGCTGGATTTTTTGAGCAAATCCGTAGATTTCACAAATCCTATCTAAGACGTGTTCGTTACTAATTTCTGAATCAATTTCCATAAAATTCGCATCCGAGTATTGACCGTTGCGGCTTTTGCGCATTAACATGCGGCTTAACCGTAATGCATTGATGATAATCGCTGACAATCGAAGAGCATCAATGATAATTATTGATAAACAGGGAATGATGCAATATGGCTTCTGAAATTACAATTGTGAAAATTCCAAGTGAGATTGTTTCTCCTCATGAGTTTGCCGCTTTAGAGCGGGTCTCTATCGCTACAGTTCGTCGCTGGACTACTGGCGACAACCCTTGCATACCAATCGAGCCGCGAGTCATTAAGCCTGGTCGTAAACGTGCAAGCGGCATGGTTCGCATTTACTACGCGCGCTGGAAAGAAGAGCAGTTGCGCAAGTCGCTGGGACATTCCCGCTTTCAACTCGTTATTGGTTCTTGATTCACTTTATGTGAATTATAAGGATGCAGCATGTTAGATTTTCGCGTTTCGTCACATACACACTTTGATGACGCTTGCAGTAAATTTGCAGCCTCTCACAACGTTAAAGAGCTAGCGGTAAAGGCTGGCATCAAGCCTCATACGCTTTATAACAAGCTAAACCATGAACAGCCGCACCAGTTAACTCCCCGCGAGATATGGACACTGACAGACCTGACCGAAGACTCAACCCTCGTTGATGGTTTTCTGGCGCAGATTCATTGTCTGCCATGCGTGCCAGTTAATGAGCTGGCTAAAGACAAATTGCAGTCTTATGTCATGCGCGCAATGAGTGAACTCGGCGAACTGGCAAGCGGTGCGGTATCTGATGAACGTCTGACTACTGCCCGTAAGCACAACATGATTGAAAGCGTTAACTCCGGCATTCGCATGTTGTCATTGTCGGCTCTGGCGCTGCATGCACGCCTGCAGACTAATCCAGCAATGTCGAGCGTGGTCGATACCATGAGCGGTATTGGCGCATCGTTTGGTCTGATTTGAGGTGCATATGCTGAAAAGTGAACCGTCATTCGCGTCTCTGCTCGTTAAGCAAAGCCCCGGCATGCATTACGGCCACGGCTGGATCGCAGGTAAGGACGGCAAACGCTGGCACCCGTGCCGCTCACAGTCCGAATTATTAAAAGGGCTGAAAACAAAGTCGCCGAAATCGTCAGGCTTTTTAATTATTCGTATTGTCCACTTTGTAATTAAAGGAGTGAAACATGTCACGCGATGAATTAAGAATTGTTTTGGGTGCCATGATTCCAAATATGGAGGAAGGTTTTGAAATTAAAACCCGCGACGGCGTAATACTTCGCGTTGACCCTGAGTGGGAGTGCTGCAAAGAATTTAAGGATGGATTAAAAGCCGAAATCATCAAGCAGTTAAAAAGCAAACCTGCTGTTGTATTTGGATATAGTTAATTAATTAAACGTAATTACTTGGCGTAAACCCGCCGGGCTTCTTATTGCCAAAATTCAGGAGAAAGAACAATGCAGAAAGAATTACCAAAAATGTTTGTAGCCGAAACTGACCCGCTTATGACTGTGATTGATATTGCCAAGCGTGAGGAGCGCAAAGGTCGCGCGCTTGCAGTTTCAATTCGCCTTGAGGCATTGGCAACCCACATTGCCAACAAAGGGTTAAACGGTATTGAAGCGGCTGAACTGCTGCGCCGTGAAGCAACCCGCTACGAAAACGAATCACAGGAGCTGCACTAATGGCCGACACAATTGATTTAGCCCAACAGCGTGAGCAGGAAGACCGCGAGCGCTACATCAACAAAGCGCGCAGCCGTATCGCTGCGCCTTCTCGTTTCCTCTGCGAAGAATGTGACGCACCAATCCCGGAAGCTCGCCGCATTGCGATTCCGGGCGTGGCCTTTTGCGTGACATGTCAGCAAATCGCGGAGCTCAAACACAAACATTACAGGGGCGTATAAATGGGTATTCGTATCGAAGTCGGCGACAAATGGGTTATTACCAGCGACCAGTATCAATTCATCCTGAATGAAAAGAAAGTCATTAAGTCTGGTAAAAACGCTGGAGAGGAATGGCTCGATACTATCGGTTATTACCCGAAGATTAATCAGCTCATTTCTGGTCTGATTCATCATCATATACAAAACTCGGAAATTAAATCGCTCAAAGGCATGGCTGATGAAATTGAACGCATCGGCCACTTGTGCATTTCAGCATTTGGGGAAAAGGCGTGACGGCTTATTACAACGAGTTTGACCCATTTGCGGCGCAATGGCTGCGCAATCTAATTGATAGTGGGCTAATCGCACCTGGTATCGTTGACGACAGGAGTATTTCAGATGTCACACCATCAGACCTTAACGGGTTTAAACAATGTCATTTCTTCGCCGGAATTGGCGGCTGGTCGCTTGCCCTCCGCCTCGCTGGCGTCCCCGATGATTACCCGTGCTGGACAGGAAGCCCACCATGTCAGCCATTCAGTACAGCAGGTAAGCAGCTCGGGCAACTCGACGAGCGACACCTTGCCCCAACATTTATGCGCCTTGTCTCTGAGTGCCGCCCTCCAGTCCTCTTTGGCGAACAGGTTGCGGCGGCAATTGGAAAGCACTGGCTCGATGATTTATTCGATGAGCTGGAAAGAGAAAAATACGCCTGCGGGGCGGCAGTATTGCCAGCGGCTAGCGTCGGTGCTCCGCATAAAAGAGACCGATTATTCTTTGGTGCGGTCTTTTTGGAACACCCCGGCGGCATCGGACGGGCTGCGGGGTGGAACAGGAATAACAAAAGGAATGACGGGCAGCAGCCTTTCACAATTAGTCAAAATGGCGGCTTGGCCGAGCCCATGCGCACAGAATGGAACAGTGAATGGTTATCAGGACTGGAAAAAGGTCATCAAAAGAAAGGAGGCTGGGAGGCAACAGAATCTGCAGGATGTTGTGATTCTGGCCGCGTGGCCAACGCCTACAGCGAACGACTTCAAGGGAAGCGGGAAAACTGTAATCCGCAAGGATGGAAAGAACAGAACATTCGACAGGCTAGATTATGCCACCGAGCAGGGATTGAATTGTCTGCCAGAAATTCCATTTGCCATTCGCCTGACAGCTTCTGGTCAAATGCTGACTGGCTCGGCTGCAAAGATGGAGCATTCAGGCCGGTTGAGACCGGAACATTCCCGTTGGCTGATGGGATTCCCTCCAGAGTGGGACGCTTGCGCGGTTACGGTAACGCGATAGTTCCGCAGGTAGCCTCTGAGTTTATCAATGCTTTTCTCGACAGTTGCGGGGAAGTATTGTGAAACTCGAATATGCTTATCTGTGGAATGCACCACGACAAGCAATAGCCAGCCCTTATCTTACTTATGACCAACAGTATCGCCGCGACCGTATGTTCGCGGCTTTGCTGCATGCGAGAAAGGTGCTTTCTCTCCAGCCCGAGTGCGTGCGTTTTGATGTTTATCGAACCGCTGCGGTGCTGGAACAAAATCAGGGGAGTCAACGAGCCAATGCTTTTTTAATCAGCTTCTGCAAAAAGGCATTGCCGCGTCTTGAACTGGTCGCAAAAAAATACGAGTGCGCGGGTATTAACAGCAATGTATCAGGCGCTGTTTTCGATGGTCATTTTGATACCCAGCTTATGCAATATCTGGCGTCACGCATGGTCAATATGGTCGCCAGATTTAACCGCCTCCCGGATATGTCGCGCGCTGACATTGACCTGCTGGCCGCTGATATCGCCAATTTTATTCGCGCTGAACTGGCTGACATTGATGACGCAGGATTTAGCGAGCTCAAAACGCTTTACACCTGGTACATGCGCGCCGGTTTTATTTCCCTGCAATTCAACGTTACACCGCCGAAATGGGAGCGTGTGACTAAAAAATATTTTGGCGAGGATGAAATTGCACCGGCAGTAATGCGCATGTTTAATGAGGTTTGGTGGCGCGGCCGTTTACGTCGTATTGCGTCTGCATGGCGCGAACATCTGCAAATTGCTGTTGGCAACGTCAGTAAGAAAAAGCATGCCTACGCGAGTAAAAGCTGCGTGACTGACTGGCGCGAGCAGAAGCGCCGCACACGCGAATTTCTCAAGGGACTGGATCTCGAAGACGAATACGGTAATCGCATCAGCCTAATTGAAAAATTCGACGGTTCGGTCGCTAATCCAGCAATACGCCGCTGCGAGCTGATGGCTCGTATCCGTGGGTTTGAAAATATCTGTAATGAGCTCGGTTATGTCGGGGAGTTTTATACTCTGACTGCACCGTCTAAATATCACGCTACCACCAAAGCTGGCTACCGTAACAGCAAATGGAAAGGAGCAAGCCCGTCAGACACGCAGAGCTATCTCACCGGTCTTTGGGCGCGTATTCGCGCCAAGCTACACAGGGAAGAAATCCGCATTTTTGGCATACGTGTTGCCGAGCCTCATCACGACGGAACGCCGCATTGGCACATGCTGATGTTCATGTTGCCGGAAGACGTCGAGCGTGTGCGCCTCATCATCCGTGATTATGCGTGGGAGGAAGACCGCCATGAACTGAGAAGCGACAAAGCCAAAAAGGCGCGTTTTCATGCCGAAGCCATTGACCCGGAAAAGGGCAGCGCTACTGGCTATGTCGCTAAATACATTTCCAAAAATATCGACGGATATGCTCTCGATGGCGAAACCGACGATGAAAGTGGTGAGTTATTAAAAGAGTCTGCTCCAGTTGTTTCTGCATGGGCGGCGCGCTGGCACATCCGTCAGTTTCAGTTTATTGGCGGTGCGCCGGTGACGGTATACAGGGAACTACGCAGAATGGCTGACCCTGAAACAGCCAGGGCGCTTAGTGTTGAATTCGCCGCAGTGCATGATGCAGCCCACTATGGCCGCTGGGCTGATTATGTGAATGCTCAAGGCGGACCATTCGTTCGCCGTGACGATTTACAAGTACGTACATTGTATGAGCCTCGAACTGAATTTAATCAGTACGGCGAAGAAACTGTGTGTATCAAAGGCGTCTACGATGCCTCGATAGGTGCTGGCTCTCCTATTCTAACCCGGCTCACTCAGTGGAAGATTGTTCCAAAACGTGCCGTTGATTTGGCCGTTGACGTTAAGGGCGCTCCTGCGCCCTCTCGGAGTTCTGTCAATAACTGTACGGGAAGCGAAAGCGATCCACCGATACTGGATTTAACAAAACCACTGAGTCGGCGCGAAAGACGAGAGCTGACCAACCGACTCAGGAAGCAAAAGCCAGCAATAAGGCGAAAATTCATCCACGGAACGGATGAGCAAAACGCAGCTATAGCTAAAACTATCGACGAGATACAACTGACAACCGGCATCACAATCAGCCGGGGTGAAGCCCTGCATCTGATGGCCGGTGGCAAAAGTTGTTTTGATGGCAAATGGTTACGCGGAACGGCCAAAGGAGAAATATTTTCCGCAGCGCCATCGCATGGGGCTAAAGCTAGGGAAATCCTTAATCGTGTTGCGGCTTTAGCTGAAATGGCAACGAAAATGTAACCGCTAATATTCATCCATATCATGTACATACAGCGTATTTAACTGTGATTTTTTTCTTCACACCGTTTGTCGATACGTGCTACTGTATGTTTATACAGTATCTCGTAGTGGAGGTTGTGTGGATAGAGAGTTGAGAGAGCACGTCATGATTGAGCGTGTCGAAATGATTGCGCGTCTGACGACTGAGGGTACTTGTCAGGAGCGAGACCGAGAAATTGCCTTAAATTTGATTGCGGAAATAGCAAAAGGCAACCTAATGAAAAACAATAATTTTTCCGTTGTTTTTTCCGCTCCGCCTGTCGATGAGACTTTTGCAAAGGAGAGCAAGGTGAAGGTAAATATCACGTTAGATAAAGACCAAAAAATAGGACAGCCGATAATTGATGCTTTTCAATGCGAATTGACCAGGCGAATACAGTCTGTTTTTCCGTCAACGCGCGTTACTGTTAAAAAGGGATCCATGACCGGTGTCGAGTTGATGGGGTTCGATAAAGATTCAGACCGCGAAGCGCTGGATAGCATCCTTCAGGAAGTGTGGGAAGATGAGAGCTGGCGTTAATCCCTGAAAAATGTGCAACCCTCGACCCCATGTTTGATAGCATGGGGTTGTTTTGTATGGGGATTACACACAAAGGAAAATCATGGATACCTTAATAGCATTTTTATCTCTGGCTCTCTTTATTGCTTTTATCGTGGGGTTAATAAAGCCGTCGCTGGTTCGAATGCCGAGCCGTAAGCGCTCCAGTGCGGTTTATCTCGGTGGCTGTTTGGCGCTGGGCGTTATTGGCTCAATCTTATGGCCGACTGAAAAAAGTCAGCCAGTGGCTAAAACTGACGCACCGGCGGTTAAAGCGGAACCGGCAACGCCAACGTTTGAGTACGCAGACAAAACACTCAAAGAATATCGCAACGAGCCAAAACAAACCCGGCACGATATCGTTAAAGATTATGTGGGCTTCAAAGGTGTACCGGCCAGCTCTGCTGATGCCTTTTATGCCTGTATGAGCGAGTACACTTTTACTAAAGATGATGCGTTAAAGCTCGGTGATGTGTTGGGGTGGTGTTTCAACGACTTCGAGAAGGATCCACAATCTCTGAATAATAAAATCAACCTTGACGCATTTCAGGGTAATTTTAGCGGTTGGGATGGCTCTTATCGCCCGTTAGAGAAGCTGATAAAAGCCAGCATGAATGATGATTCCTCTTATAAACATGTTTCAACGGTCTACCATCTGATTTTGAATAAAGACCCGCATGCCGTTGTAAAAACAACGTTTCGCGGCACTAATGCTTATGGTGGTGTGGTTAAGCAGACCGTAGCGGCACGCGTCAACGTGCGAACAGGTGAAGTCGATTCGATACTCGACAATTAAACAATATAGTGACAAACGCCGCTGGTGCTGAAACTCGCTTTCAGTGCTGGCGGGGTTGAACAACGAGCCTTGCGAGGCGTTAGCCAAGACATAGACAAAGTAGAATGTCTTTGGAGTCAGAAATTGCAAGTGTCGGTAATGTCTCTCAAAGTCATGCTGAGGTGTTATGAAGATTTATCTTGACCACAATATATTGGACGAAATAAGCAAGAATCGAATGACCTTAGAGGCTCCAGACGATACGGTATGGGTTTATTCGGATGAGAGCTTTAATGAAATCAAACGTGCTAAAAATATGCGTTTTTTAGATGTATTAAAAAACCTTAGGGCAAGAAAATTAGAACTCGAATTAGACAATCAATTTAGACTCACCGGGCGTGCATTTCTTCATGATTATTGTGAGCCAAAAGATATGTATCAGCAGTGGCTTGATAACATCAGTGAAATCAATGTTGATGAGCTCATGCAATCACAAATGCAGTTCTTGGCGCGGCTAGCTGGCGCAGATAATCACAATGAAATCCTTCATCAGCCTCATAAATTAAAAGAATTCCTTTATGCTCATTTGTCGCCAGATGGCAGTGCTACCAAAGATATAGAGCTTCAGATAGAGAGAGCAGTTGCGGGTATTGAGTCAGTTGTTTGCGGTAAATTGCAGGAAGTTGAAAGTTTGGAGGCGTCCCGCACGGCAATTGGTACCGGCAGGGGCAGAGCTAGCAACCTTTCAATTAAGGATAATCCCCTTATGCTAATGTGGGAAATGTTGCGTGTTAATTATAAGGGAATGACTATTGAACAATTCTATGGGTTTGAGCCATTAGACAAACAGGGATATGAGCGTTGGCCTTTATATTTGGGCGTCGTAGGTTGCCATACTGTTCTAAATTTTCTAGGTTTTCATCCTGACAAGGGACTCAATCGCATTGAAAAAATCCCCGCCATTTTAAGTGATGCGAACCACACGGCCATGGCAATTTACTGTGATGCTATTTTGAGTAAAGACCAAAGGTTTTGTGCCAAAGCACGTGCGATTTTTGCGTTTTTGGATTTGGATATTATGGTTATTGAAGCCACACCAAATGATAAAGCACTCAGTAATTAGCGTGTTGAAAATACGATTGTGAGCAATGCATGCATCAGGTGCATTGTTTTGCATGCGTAAACCGCGCCAGCTTTGAGCGTGTACCACCAGAGCTGGCGCGGATCCGTCGTGGTCATGCAACTGCATTAAAACCGACCCATAAAGCGGGCAGGCGTGGCGGGGAAAGCATTGCGCGCCAGAGGTGGTGCGTAATAATAAAAATTATCGTCTGAGCGCGCCATGATGGCGCGTTTATGGTCGCTTTCGATTCGTTGGTTGTTGGGTGTGGTGGTGCGCGTGCGGCGCGTCTGAGGCGTGATGGTGGCGGGGTATGAAAAAACCGCCATAATGGCGGCTTGAGGGGGAGTTATTCCGGGTTATCGAGGGTGTACTCTTTGAACCTGATGACCTCCATGCCGAGCCAGTCGTTTACCTCCCTGAACCTGTCCTGCAGCGGCGACAGCTCGTTACGCACAAATACCTTTGCCACCTTCTCAACGTCACCGAGTGAGCCGATATTCTCGGGCTTGCCGCCCATTAGCTGGAACGGTACGCGGTGCGCATCCATCAGGTCGGCGGCACTGGCTTTCTTGATGTTGAAAAAGTCATCCTTTGTGGCGACCTCGCTCAGTGGCACGATTTTGATGCCGTCCGGTTTTCCGCCGGGGGCGTAGAAAAACAGGTTCTTAAAGTTGCCGAGCCCTTTCGAGTTACGCATCGCCTCGCGTAGCGATTCGACGTCGGTCGCGCTCTGCGCCGGGTCAGTCACATACATGATGTAACCCGCGTGCGCGCCGTTCTGGTAATACTTGCGGCGAAACAGCGTTGCGGATTCATTCAGCCAGGCAGAATTAAGCGCGCTGAGATATTCCGGCAGACCGTAAATTTCCTGATTAATGTCAGGCTCCAGCAGGTGAAACACGGTGTCAGGTGCGAACTCATGCGGCTGAGTAAAGTTTTCTACAAACCAGAAAATCGAATCATCGACCCCGCGCCGGGTGTACTTGGCCGGTGAGGCCAGCAGCTTAATTAACTGGCCGGTGACGCTGTGGCGCTGCTCAAGAAAAGCGTTGCCGAAAACCAGATAGTCGAGCGCAAAACGGCTGAAATCCTGACGGGACAGCAGCGGGTGCGGAATGTAGGTGCTCGCGAGCACGTTGCGTTTAACGTAAATCGGTGAGCTGTGATGCACGGCAGAGCGCAGGCTCTTTGCCAGCCCGGAAAAGCTGACCGGCGGCTCGTACCATTTGCCGTTACTGATGCACTCGACATAATCCAGAATGTCGCGCTTATCGAGTACCGGAACTGGCTCACCGAAGGTGAACGCTTCCATTTTTTGCGGTGCGCTGGCTTTCAGTTGCTGTGGTGCGCGTGTTTTCTGCGCGGCGGCTTTGCGGGATTTTTGCTTACCCATTTTAGTTGAACTCCAGAATTGATTTAGGCTGCATGCCGCTACCGGCAGAAAGCGGTTCGTTTAACAGGGCGTGCATGGTCGCCCATGCGATATCGGCGTGACTGGCTTCCTCGGTGCGACTGGCCTCGTAGGTGGCACTGCGCCCGCTGCTGGTCATGGTTTTGCGAATCGACATAAACGACTGCGTGACGTCGGTTGCCCCGGCGTCGTACTCCAGACAGCCACGGCGAATGGTGTCTTTTGCCTTGAGCACCATCGCGGTTTTCATTTCAGGTGTGTAACGGATGCCGCGTGCCGCCGGGTAGAATGAGCGAACCAACTGGAATACGCCCAGACCGAGGCCGGTTGCGTCAATGCCGATGTATTCGACGTTGTATTTCTCGGTCAGTTTGCGGATGCCCTCTGCCTGCGCGGCAAAGTCCATGCCTTTCCACTGGTGGCGCTCCAGCATGCGGAACTTGCCACCCGAGACCACCGGCGGTGCGAGCACGACACATCCGGCACTGTCGCCAGTGTGCGACGGGTCGTAGCCAATCCAGACCGGGCGAGAACCGAAAGGATGGTCGGCGAACGGGGCAAAGTCCTCCCATTCTTCCATCACATCGACCATGCAGCGCTGCAGCTCCTCGAACGGGAATACCGATGCCTTATCGTCGACAAACTCGCACATAAACAGGTTCTTAAAATCATCATCACTGTTTTCGCGTTTGAGCTGGTCGAGGTCGAACAGGGTGCAGCCCCCGGCAAGGGCGTCCTCAATGGTGACAATCTGCCGCCACTGGCCATCGTCGCAGAGCTTACCACCGGCGAGCGCGCGGTGACTGATGTCGATTTCGATGCGGTCAGCGGCACTGGCGCGCCCCTTGTTGAACAGCTCACCCGACCAGAAGGGGTAAGCCCCGTGCGCCAGTGTTGAGGGGGTCGAAAAGTAGGTTGAGCGCAGGTGCTTCTGCGATGCCATGCCCGAGGCGACTTTGCGCAGTTTCTGAAAGTTCGGGATCCAGAATATTTCATCGACATACAGGTCGCCGTTATGGCTCTGCGCGGTGTTGGAATTGGTGCCGAGAAAAATCAGTTTTGCGCCGTTGTTGCCGATGACAATCGGGTCGCCGGTCAGGTCAACGTCGACCAGTCGCGCAAACTGGATGATGTATTCGCGGAACACGTAAGCCTGCGTTTTACTGGCTGATAAAAATATCTGGTTATGGCCGGTTTTGAGCGCGCGCAGCAGCGCCTCGCGGGAGAAATAGAACGTCGCGCCAATCTGGCGGGATTTGAGAATGTCGCGAATACGGTGCGCCAGTCCTGCGCGATACCACTGCAACTGGTACTCGAAAGACTGGTCGAAAAATAATTCTTCCAGTTTCTCGATAGCCTCGTCGCTGAAAAAATTCTTTTTCGGCTTTTTGCGCTCCCCTTTGTTGCGGTTGGCGACGTTGGGGTTAAGGTCGGCCTCGTTGCCGGTCTGGCTATAGCGGTTGACGCGCGCCAGCCGTTCAATCTGCCGTCCGAGCAGGTCAATCTCTTTGAAATCGCCGCCTGTCTTTTGCGGCTTGGCGATGAGCTGAATCAGCCTGGCCTCAAGGCTGCTTTCAACGCGGGAAATCGGCGCGATGCCGTCCCAGCCGTCGCGCTGCTTCCAGCTCTGCACGGTCGGGCGCTTGACCTGCAGCATTTCGGCAATCTGTGGCACGGAAAAGCCCTGCCAGTAAAGCAGCGATGCCTGTCGTCGCGGGTCATGCAACAAGGTTGTATCGGTGGAAATGGTCATTGATGCCTCGCCGTAGTGGATTCAGGGCAAGGCTACTTAATGGCCGTCAGTGATTCGCTAAGGTGCTGTTGTGTGGGCGATTGTCCAGCCGTCGTTAGTGGTCTGGCGTGCCCGGAGTCTGGAAACTGGCGTTGACCAGTAACCCTAACCTCAGGACTCCTGACAATGGCAAAAAAAGTCTCAAAATTCTTTCGCATCGGCGTCGAGGGTGATACCTGCGACGGGCGCATTATCAGCGCCAGTGATATTCAGGAAATGGCCGACACGTTTGACCCGCGCGTCTACGGTTGCCGCATCAATCTTGAGCACATCAAAAGCGTGTTTCCTGATAGCCCGTTCAAACGCTATGGCGATGTGGTCGAACTGAAAGCGGAGAAAATCGAAGATGACTCCGCGCTTAACGGAAAGCTGGCACTGTTCGCAAAAATCAGCCCATCCGACGATTTAGTCGCAATGAATAAGGCACTCCAGAAGGTTTATACCTCAATGGAAATTGCGCCGAATTTCAGCAACAGCGGCAAATGCTATCTCGTTGGTCTGGCTGTGACTGATGACCCGGCAAGCCTCGGCACCGAATACCTCGAATTCTGTCGCAATGCAAAACACAACCCGCTTAACCGCTTTAAAGCTAATCCTGAAAACCTGATTTCAGCGGCAACGCTTGCAGAGCTTGAGTTTGAAGACCAGCCGGAAACGGTATTTACCGCCCTGACTGACAAGGTGAAAGCCATTTTCAGCCGTAAACAGGTCAGCGACGATGCGCGCATGAATGATGTGCATGAGGCGGTGACCGCCGTCAGCGAGCATGTGCAGACCAACCTCACTGCGCAGGATAAGCGTCTTTCCGATATGGAAACCGCGCTTGCCACCTTCAAACAGGAACTGACCGGCAAGGTTGAAGAAACCAGCCAGGCATTTTCCGCCCTGAAAACCACCCTCGATAAAACCGAAAGTTTCAGCCAGCCGCGACGCACGAAAGCCAGCGGCGGTGGTGGCGATGAGCTGCTGACCGACTGCTGATAAGCCGCAAACCCGAAACCGGGCGGCAACCCCGCCCGATGCAGTGACTAACCGATAAATTCAAACAGGAAATACTATGCGCCCGGAAACCCGTTTTAAGTTCAATGCCTATCTGACCCGCGTCGCTGAGCTGAACGGCATCAGCACTGATGATGTCAGTAAAAAATTCACCGTCGAGCCGTCCGTCACGCAAACGCTGATGAACAAAGTGCAGGAGTCATCCGCGTTTCTGCAGACGATTAATATCCTGCCGGTCGCAGAAATGAAAGGTGAGAAAATCGGCGTTGGTGTGACCGGTACTATCGCCAGCACGACCGACACTTCGGGTGATGATGAGCGTAAGACCGCAGACTTTACCGCGCTTGAGTCCAACAAGTACGAGTGCGACCAGATTAACTTTGACTTCCATCTGAAATATAAAACCCTCGACCTGTGGGCGCGTTTTCAGGACTTCCAGCGCCGTATCCGTGACGCCATCGTCAAGCGTCAGGCGCTCGATTTCATCATGGCCGGTTTTAACGGTACCACCCGCGCCGCCACCTCTGACCGCACCAAAAATCCGATGCTGCAGGATGTGGCCGTCGGCTGGCTGCAGAAATACCGCAATGAAGCCCCGACGCGCGTGATGAGCAACATCACCGACGCTGACGGTAAGGTCGTTTCAGCAGTGATTCGTGTCGGTCGAAACGGCGACTATGAGAACCTCGACGCGCTGGTGATGGATGCGACCAACAACCTGATTGACGAGGTTTATCAGGATGACCCGAAACTCGTTGCCATCGTTGGCCGTAAGCTGCTGGCCGACAAATATTTCCCGCTGGTGAACAAGCCGCAGGAAAACAGCGAAGCGCTCGCGGCAGATATCATCATCAGCCAGAAGCGAATCGGCAACCTGCCTGCTGTGCGTGTGCCGTACTTCCCGGCGAATGCCGTGTTAGTGACCACGCTGGAAAACCTCTCTATCTATTTCATGGATGAGAGCCACCGCCGCAGCATTGATGAAAACCCGAAAAAAGACCGCGTTGAAAACTACGAGTCGATGAATATCGACTATGTGGTCGAGGCGTATGCTGCCGGGTGCCTGCTGGAAAACATCACCCTGGGCGATTTCACCGCACCTGCAGCACCGGAAAGCGGAGCCTAAACCATGACGAGCCCCGCACAGCGTCACATGATGCGGGTCTCGGCCTCTCAAACCGCGCAGCGGGAGCAAGCCCCGCTGCGCCATGCAACCGCCTATGAGCAGATGCTGGTTAAGCTGGCCGATGACCGCCGCACGTTAAAAAACATCCGTTCAAACGAACGTAAAGCCGAGAAAAAGCGCGAGCTGCTGCCGTTCTATGCGCCGTGGGTCGCCGGTGTGCTGGCTGATGGCCGTGGTGCGCAGGATGACATTGTCATGACCGTCATGCTGTGGCGTCTCGATGCCGGTGATATCGCTGGCGCGCTGGAAATTGCCCCCTACGCGCTGAAATACGGCCTCACCTCTGACCATCGCCGCACAACACCTTACATGCTGGTTGAGGAAGTGGCGCTTGCCGCGCAGCGTCTGCGCGATGCCGGTGAGTCTGTCGACCTTTCCTGGCTGCAGACCACTATCGATCTGACCGACGGCGCTGACGTTCCCGATATGGTGCGTGCCCGTCTGCATAAGGTGACTGGCCTGACCCTGCGTGATGCCGGTATGAATGCCGAGGCGCTGGCGCAGTTTCAGCGCGCGATGCAGCTCGACCGCAATGCCGGTGTGCGCAAGGAGATTGAGCGACTGGAACGGGCATTGAAGCCAAAGCCAGAGGCCGCACCCCGTAAAACGACTAAACCGCGCACGCGCAAACCTGCCAGCAAACCGGCAGCAAAGCGCGGGCGTCCACCAAAGGCGGCAAAACCGCCGGTTAACTGAACGCTCCCCGAGCCGGGCGGCACGCCGGTCAAAGCAGGCAAAGACCTGACGGCGACCGGCGTCCACCGCCCAACCTGATGAGGTTGTCATGACGACAGTGATACTGAACCAGCCCGATGAACCGCAGGACGTACCGGGCGTGGTGATTCCCGCACCGGAGACGGGCGGTGCAGTGATTAAAAACACGTTCTTTTTCCCTGATGTGGATCCGAAGCGCGTGCGCGAACTGATGCGCCTTGAGCAGACGGTTTCCGATGCGCGCCTGCGCAATGCCATCAAGACCGGCATGGCCGAGACCAATGCGGAGCTTTACGACTACCGGCTGCGCCAGACTGCCGCCGGGTTTAAGCAACTGGCCGACGTGCCTGCCGAGGAAATCGACGGCGAGAATGTGCGCGTTTTCCACTACCTCAGCGCCGTGACGGCGATGGCGACCGCCACCCTGTATGAGCGTTATCGCGGCGTTGAGGCCACCGGCAAGGGTGACAAAAAAGCCGACAGTGTGGAAACCACCATTGATGACCTGTGGCGGGATATGCGCTGGTCAGTTGCGCGTCTGCAGGACAAGCCGCGCTGCATAGTGGGTCAGCTCTGATGAAAGTCAGGGCAATGCAGGGCGACACCCTCGATGCGATTTGCGCCCGGTATTACGGGCGCACTGAGGGCGTGGTCGAGACGGTGCTGCAGGCTAATCCGGGTCTGTCTGAGCTGGGAGTCATTCTGCCGCATGGTACCGAGATTGACCTGCCCCATGTGCCGTCTTCACCAGTAACTAACACTATCAATCTTTGGGAGTAAACCATGACAGAAGGGGAAAAAGGCGTCCTGTCACTGTTTGTGATTGGCGTGATGATTGTTGTCGGGAAAGTGCTGGCAGGTGGTGAGCCCATCACCCCGCGCCTGTTTGTCGGACGCATGCTGCTCGGCGGTTTCGTTTCGATGGTCGCCGGTGTTGTTCTGGTGCAGTTTCCTGATATGTCACTGCCTGCCGTGTGCGGGATTGGATCCATGCTCGGTATTGCCGGTTATCAGGTGGTGGAAATCGCCATACAGCGCCGCTTAAAGTCACAGAAAGGGGAAGACGATGCCGGTCATTAATACTCACCAGAATATCGCCGCCTTTCTGGACATGCTGGCGTATTCCGAAGGAACAGCGAACCATCCGCTGACGAAAAACCGTGGCTATGACGTCATTGTCACCGGTCTTGATGGTAAGCCAGAGATTTTCACCGATTACAGCGACCACCCTTTCGCACATGGCCGACAACCGAAAGTGTTTAATCGCCGTGGTGAGAAATCCACGGCATCGGGGCGTTACCAGCAGCTTTATCTGTTCTGGCCGCACTATAAGAAACAGCTCGCACTGCCTGATTTCAGCCCACTGTCGCAGGACAAGCTCGCGATTCAGTTAATCCGGGAGCGCGGCGCTATTGACGATATCCGGGCGGGGCGTATTGAGCGTGCTGTTTCCCGTTGTCGCAATATCTGGGCGTCATTACCGGGTGCCGGTTACGGCCAGCGCGAGCACAGTCTCGAAAAGCTGGTCACTGTCTGGCGCACGGCTGGCGGGGTGGTGGCATGAAAGTCCTGATAACGCTGCTTGTGATGGCCGTGCTCGGGTTGCTGTGGTTGCGCCATGAGAACGGCAATTTATCCCGCTCTTTTGAGGCGGCAAACCGTGTCGCGAGCGAGCAAAAGACGACGATTGGCATGCTGAAAAATCAGCTCAGTGTTGCCGGTCAGCTCGCCCGACGTAATGAATCCGCGCAGGTGGCACTGCGCGAGCAGCTCGCAAAGGCAAGTGCAGAAGCCAGCCGCCGTGAGCAGACGATAACGAGGTTACTTAATGAAAATGAAGCCTTTCGCCGCTGGTATAACGCTGCTCTGCCTGATGTTGTGCGTCGGTTGCACACCCGCCCCGCCTGCGCCAGCGCCGGTGATTGTGGTCAACGGATGCCCGAAGGTGAGCCTTTGCCCGATGCCGGGAAGTGACCCGAAAACAAATGGTGACCTGAGCGCGGATATTCGCCGTCTTGAGGGCGCGCTGACTGCCTGTGCGCTGCAGGTCAAAACCGTCAAACACTGTCAGGATGAACTCGATGCAAAAGCACAAAAGCCTGCGCAAAGCGCTGATTAACGCCGTGCCGCAGCTCCGAAATAACCCCGATATGCTGCGCCTGTTTGCCGACAACGGCCATACCGATTCCCGACTGGCGAGCTCGCTGTCGTTTGAAAAGGTGTACGTGCTTAACGTGGTGGTGACTGACTTCACCGGCGACCTCGACTTGATATTTGTGCCGGTGCAGGCGTGGCTGCGTGAGCATCAGCCGGACATTATGACCACCGACGCCGGGAGGGAGAAAGGATTCACCTGGATGATTGATATCAATAACGACGATTCGCTCGATATCAGTATCAGCCTGAGACTCACCGAGCGCACGCTCGTCAAAGAGGTCGACGGCGCTCTGCATGTCAGCTATGCCCCTGAGCCGTCGCTGCCTGAACCCGTGACGCGCCCGGTCGAGCTGTACGTTAACGGCGAACTGGTGAGTAAGTGGGATGAGTGAGTTAACCGCCCTACAGGAGCGCCTTGCCGGTCTGATTGCCAGCCTGTCACCGGCGGCGCGTCGTCAAATGGCGGCTGAGATTGCGAAAAAGCTGCGCGCCAGCCAGCAACAACGCATTAAGCGGCAGCAGGCACCCGACGGCACCCCGTATGCCGCGCGAAAGCGCCAGCCGGTGCGGAGCAAGAAAGGCCGCATTAAGCGCGAAATGTTCACCAGACTGCGCACCAGTCGCTTTATGAAAGCCAAAGGCAGCGACAGTGCGGCGGTGGTGGAATTTACCGGCAAAGTGCAGCGCATGGCGCAGGTGCATCAGTATGGCCTCAAAGACCGGCCAAACCGCAACAGCCGCGATGTGCAGTACGAGGCGCGCCCGTTGCTCGGTTTCACCCGCGACGATGAGCAGATGATTGAAGACGTCATTCTCAGTCACCTCGGCAAATAAATATTGTGTGAGCCATCACCGGAGCCGCGCGAATTGGCGCGGCTCCAGACCAGAGGCATTCTTGCACTATGAATACGTTATCCACTCTACAGGAGCTCGCGCGCGCTATTCGCAACCTCATCCGCTCAGGTGTGGTGACTGAGGTCGATACCGTGAAGGGGCTGTGCCGCGTACAAAGCGGCGGGATCCAGACTACATGGCTGAACTGGCTGACTACCCGCGCCGGTCGTTCGCGTACATGGTGGGCTCCCTCGGTCGGTGAGCAGGTACTGCTGCTGGCGATTGGTGGCGAGCTTGATACCGCTTTCGTTCTGCCGGGGATTTTCTCAGACGATAACCCCGCCCCGTCTGCCTCGGCGGATGCGTGGCATGTGGTGTTCCCTGATGGCGCGGTTATGGAGTATGAGCCGGAAACCGGTGCGCTGACGGTCAGAGGCATCAAGACTGCCGACGTGACGGCATCGGAGTCCATCACCGCCACCGTGCCGGTGGTGCTGGTCAAAGCGGCAGAGCGTATCACCCTCGACACCCCGGAGGTGGTCTGCACCAACAAACTGACGACGGCGACGCTTGAGGTGCAGAAAGGCGGCACCATGCGTGGAAACATCGAACATACCGATGGCACGTTGAAATCAAACGGTGTGCAGGTTGATGAACACGGTCACGGCGGCGTGCAACGGGGCGGGAACTGGACGGAGGGCACCAAATGACAGCGCGCTATATGGGGATGAACCGAAATACCGGCCTCGCTATCAGTGACAGTGAGCATATCGGCCAGAGCATGCGCGACATTCTGCTGACGCCGGTCGGCTCGCGGGTTATGCGTCGTGAATATGGCTCGCTCCTGTCTGCGTTGATTGATATGCCGCAAACCCCGGCGCTCAGGCTGCAAATCATGGTGGCGTGCTATTCCGCGATCCAGAAGTGGGAACCACGCATCAGGCTTACATCCATCAGCTTTGAGACCGGCGACGCTGGCGAAATGTATGTCGATATTACCGGGATGCGTACCGATACCGGTGCGTCAGTTTCAACCACTGTTTCACTGAGTTAAATCACTATGGCAACTGTTGACCTGAGCCTGCTACCTGTACCCGATGTGGTCGAGGAACTGGACTATGAAACTATCCTTGCGGAGCGCATTGCCACGCTGATTTCGCTCTATCCAGAAGACCAGCAGGAAGCCGTCTCCCGGACGCTCGCGCTTGAGTCTGAGCCAGTTGTTAAGCTGCTGCAGGAAAACGCCTACCGTGAGGTTATCTGGCGTCAGCGTGTCAATGAAGCTGCGCGCGCAGTCATGCTGGCTTATGCCATAGACAGTGACCTCGATAATATCGGGGCAAATTTCAATGTTGAGCGCCTTGTCGTCACGCCTGCTGATGACACCACCATTCCACCCACCCCGGCAGAAATGGAACTCGACGCCGATTATCGTCTGCGTATACAGCAGGCTTTCGAAGGAATGAGCGTGGCGGGCTCTACGGGTGCCTATGAATTTCATGGCCGTAGTGCTGACGGGCGTGTCGCTGATATTTCAGTTATCAGCCCTTCCCCTGCCTGCGTCACGATATCTGTGCTCTCGCGTGAAAATAACGGCGCGGCATCTGATGAGCTACTGAGCATTGTGCGCAATGCGCTTAATGGTGAGGACGTGAGGCCGGTTGCTGACCGCGTGACAGTACAATCAGCTCAGATTGTCGATTATCAGATTAGTGCGACGCTTTTTATCTATCCGGGGCCGGAAAGTGAGCCTGTCAGGGCTGCTGCTGAGGCAAAGCTCAAAACCTATATCAGCGCGCAGCACAGGTTAGGACGAGATATTCGACTGTCAGCTATTTATGCGGCGTTACACGTTGAAGGTGTGCAGCGTGTCGAACTTACGGCGCCAGTGGCTGACATTGTGCTTGATAAAACGCAGGCCTCCTTTTGCACAGACTATCAGATAGTGATTGGTGGCTCCGATGAGTGATACGCGTCTGTTACCTGCAGGCTCATCGCCTCTTGAGGTGGCTGCTGCCAGAGCCTGCGCCGATATTGAAAATACCCCCATTCCGTTACGCCGCCTGTGGAGCCCTGACACCTGTCCTGCAAACCTTTTGCCGTGGCTGGCGTGGGCGTTTTCCGTTGACCGTTGGGATGAGAACTGGCCGGAAGAAACCAAACGTGACGTTATTCGCAGCGCGTATTTCATTCACTGCCACAAAGGCACGATAGGCGCAGTCAGGCGAGTTATTGAGCCGCTCGGTTACATCATCAACGTTACGGAATGGTGGGAGACAGGCGACCCAGCAGGCACATTTCGTCTTGATATTGGTGTACTGGAAAGCGGTATTACTGAGGAAATGTATTTAGAAATGGAGCGGCTCATTGCAGATGCAAAGCCAGCCAGCCGCCATCTTATCGGCCTCAATATTATTCAGGATGTGCCTGGATATCTGTACACCGGCGCGTTGACGTATGACGGCGACATCATCACGGTTTACCCGGATAAGTGAGAGGACAATGACAGTAAAATATAAAACGGTCATCACCAAAGCCGGTGCAATCAAGCTGGCTGCAGCGACCGTCCCGAACGGGAAAAAAGTGAATTTTACGGCGATGGCAATCGGCGACGGTGGCGGTACATTGCCGGTGCCTGATGCCAACCAGACAAAGCTCGTCAATGAAGTCTGGCGCTATAAACTGAACAAAATCAGCCAGGACAATAAGCATCAAAATTATGTGGTCGCGGAGCTGCTTATCCCGCCTGAAACCGGCGGTTTCTGGATGCGCGAAATGGGGCTCTATGACGACACTGGCACGCTGATTGCCGTCGGTAACATGGCGGAAAGCTATAAACCTAAACTTGATGAGGGGTCAGGCCGCGCACAGACCGTGCGTATGGTCATCATGGTAAGCGATATCGAGTCAGTCGAGCTGACGATTGATACCTCAACGGTGATGGCAACGCAGGACTATGTCGACGATAAGCTCGCTGAGCATGAGCAGTCCCGCCGTCATCCTGACGCCACGCTCACTGAAAAGGGTTTCACGCAGCTCAGCAGTGCGACCGACAGCGCGTCTGAGGCGCTCGCAGCAACGCCGAAAGCGGTTAAGGCGGCGTATGACCTTGCTAATGGTAAATATACGGCTCAGGACGCAACCACGGCGCAAAAGGGTATCGTCCAGCTCAGCAGTGCAACCGATAGTACGTCTGAGACGCTCGCAGCGACCCCGAAAGCGGTGAAAATCGCAATGGAGAATGCCAGTGCGCGACTCGCAAAAGAAAGGAATGGCGCTGATATTCCTGATAAGCCTCTGTTTGTTCAGAATATTGGGCTGGGAAATGTGCTTTTCAAAGGTGACGGACGGTTCCTCGCGGGAACATTCGTCAGTGATGACGTTGACCGGGTCTCTATCGGTGCGCGGGCGGCTACAGGCTGTCAGTTTATGCGTGCGCATCAGGCTCCTGATGCACCAGATCAGGTAAGTTACTGGCAAATTATCACTCTTACTGAGGTCGTGAGTCCCACGTCCGTGGTGGATGTGCTGGCCATCAGTGGCAATAACGTATTGTTTGGTCATGGCACCGGTGCGGGTATTACCTCATGGCGTAATGTGGCGATGCTGGAAGGTGCTGCCTTTACAGGGGATATTTCCGCTTCCAATGTACGCGGCAGCACTTCTGTCACAGTTGGGGATGGCACAGGAGGACTGACTAAAGGTGGCGCTGATGGGGCTGGGTTTGACGGTAACAACCTGAATATCAAGTCCTGGAATGGTATTGGCTTTCAGTGCTCTTCAGATGACGTTATCCGGGCTTATATCAGCACAAAACTAGGGATTATCGCGGCCAGTGAATCTGTGTATGCAGGTAGCGCTAATCTGTATAAAAACGGTGATGTCTATGGTGACAAATGGAGCACCGGAAATGGTCCTAACTGGCTGAGTTTGTTCCTGGAACATCATGATTCACAAATCAGAAATGATCTGACGACATGGACATCAAATAATTTTCCGACAAAATCTGATGTTTCAGGCGCTCTTTCATTAAAACCAGGGCGTCAGTACATCACTCAGATCGGTGTTTATCAGAATGACAAAACAAAGCCATTTATGCTTCATGATGATAACAGTGGAATATTCCTGGCACCTATGTCCTCAGCAGGATTAGGTGCGAATGGATGGCATAAAGATTCCTCCACCGGGGTGATTACACAGTGGGGTTCTGGCAATGTCCCCGGAAGTCAACAGCAACGAGTTAACTTCCCAATGACATTTCCCAATACCTGTACGACTGTTATTGCCAGTGACACAGGAGCTGGCTCAATAGCCCTATCAACTATGTCAAAGGATAATGGCGGTTTTACTGTTAGGGGTGCTTCGTCAAATTTTGGCTTCAACTGGTTTGCAATGGGATACTGACATGTCACAAGAAAGCAGAAGTAACATGTATATTTACGATGCCAAAACAAATGGCTTTTATGCGGTCTTGCTTAAAGAAAGCTATGAGTTGGCAGGGACATGGCCAAAGGCTGGAGTAGAAGTTACTGAAGAAGAGCACAAGGCTCTGATGGATGGCCAGTCAACAGGAAAAGTAGTTTCAGCCGATAGTGAAGGTAAGCCGGTTCTTACTGATATAGAGATTGATTATGTGGCACTGGCGACCATTGAGCGTGACCGACGCATGGCTATTGTTACAGCCAGAATCAATGAACTTGTCGAGGCTCAGGATGATGACGACATAACGGCTGACGAATTGTCCGAGCTCACTGCGCTGCGTGAATACCGAACAAAGCTGCGCCGACTGGATTTGCGTTATGCCCCTGATGTTGAGTGGCCACCTTTGCCAGAATAATTCAGGCGGGCACCTGCCCGCTTTTTCTTTATCCATCTGTTGTATCAGTCCGTAGACAATCCTGATAAATAGCCCCTCACTGAACCAGCCAGGACAATAACACTCGCCCACTAACCACGGAGTTAAACGGATGAGTGATTTTCACCACGGCGTGCAGGTGCTTGAAATTAACGACGGCACCCGCGTCATTTCCACTGTTTCGACCGCTATCATCGGCATGGTCTGTACGGCCAGTGATGCGGATGCGAAGCTATTCCCCCTCAATGAGCCCGTACTGATTACCAATGTGCAAAGCGCCATTGCGAAAGCCGGTAAAAAAGGCACGCTGGCGACCTCCCTGCAGGCCATCGCCGACCAGGCTAAACCTGTCACTATCGTTGTGCGTGTCGCCGAAGGTACCGGCGACGATGCAGAAGCGCAGACCGTTACCAACATCATCGGTAGCACTGATGAGAACGGCAAATACACCGGTATTAAAGCGCTATTGACTGCCGAAGCGGTCACCGGCGTTAAGCCGCGCATTCTCGGTGTGCCGGGGCTCGATACGCAGGAGGTGGCGGTCGCACTTGCGTCAGCCGCTATCAAACTGCGCGCATTTTGCTATGTCAGCGCGTGGGGCTGTAAAACCATTTCCGAGGCGATGGCCTATCGCGAAAATTTCAGTCAGCGCGAGCTGATGGTCATCTGGCCTGACTTCCTCGCATGGGATACCACCGCAAATGCCACCGCCACGGCATACGCCACCGCCCGCGCACTCGGTCTGCGTGCCTACATCGACCAGACCATCGGCTGGCACAAAACGCTGTCTAACGTTGGTGTGCAAGGCGTCACCGGCATCAGCGCCTCAGTCTTTTGGGATTTGCAGGCATCCGGCACCGATGCTGACCTGCTCAACGAGGCCGGAGTCACAACGCTGGTGCGCAAGGATGGTTTCCGTTTTTGGGGGAACCGCACCTGCTCTGATGACCCGCTTTTTCTGTTTGAGAACTACACCCGCACCGCGCAGGTGCTGGCCGACACAATGGCTGAGGCGCACATGTGGGCGGTCGATAAGCCCATCACCGCATCGCTCATCCGTGACATTGTCGACGGCATTAACGCCAAATTCCGCGAGCTGAAATCTAACGGCTATATCGTGGATGGTGAATGCTGGTTCGATGAGGAATCGAACGACAAGGAAACCCTCAAGGCCGGGAAACTGTATATCGACTACGACTATACGCCGGTTCCACCACTGGAAAGCCTGACCCTGCGCCAGCGCATCACCGATAAATATCTGGTGAATCTGGCCGAATCGGTCAACAGCTAAGGAGCCTGAAACAACATGGCACTACCCCGCAAACTTAAATATCTGAACATGTTCAATGACGGCCTTAGCTATATGGGCGTTGTTGAATCCGTGACGCTGCCGAAGCTGACCCGCAAGCTCGAAAACTATCGCGGCGGCGGCATGAATGGCGCGGCAGCGATTGACCTCGGTCTCGATGATGATGCCCTCACCGTTGAATGGTCTGTCGGTGGCCTGCCTGATGTGGCGCTGTGGGCGCAGTATGCCGCGCCGGGCGCTGATGCCGTGCCGCTGCGTTTTGCTGGTTCTTACCAGCGTGACGACACTGGCGAAATCGTTGCGGTCGAGGTGGTCATGCGTGGCCGTCATAAAGAAATCGACGGCGGCGAAAATAAGCAGGGTGAAAACACCTCGACCAAACTGTCGACCGTTTGCACCTATTACCGCCTCACGATTGATGGTAGCGACATTATCGAAATCGACACCGTCAACATGGTCGAGAAGGTGAACGGCGTCGACCGTCTGGAGCAGCACCGCCGCGCAATCGGGTTGCTGTAATTCCCTGACCGGTCAGCACCGCTGGCCGGTTATTACTCCTATTCAAAGCAGAGAAAAACATCATGGCAAAAGCACCACGCAAAACCCCTGAATTTGTTGATACGGCTGGCAATGAAATTGACACCGTAAACCCGAACGTCGTGACCCTCGACAAGCCGATTAAGCGCGCCGGTCAGACGATTGAAAAGGTCACCCTGATTGAACCGAACGCAGGTACCCTGCGTGGCGTCAGTCTGGCGGCGGTGGCGCAGTCCGAGGTCGATGCGCTGATTAAGGTGCTGCCCCGCATGACCTATCCGGCACTCACCACGCAGGAACTCACCGCGATGAACCTGCCCGATATGCTGTCGCTGGCCGCTAAGGTGATTGGTTTTTTGTCACCGGCTTCGGCGGAATAGATTTCCCGCCCGGCCTGTCGACCGATGACCTGATGGCGGATATCGCAGTGATATTCCACTGGCCGCCATCAGAGCTCTATTCCCTGAGCCTGAGCGAGCTCATCACATGGCGCGAAAAGGCGCTGCAGCGTAGTGGAAACCACAATGAGTAATAACCTGAGGCTTGAGGTATTGCTGAAAGCGGTCGACCAGGCGACCCGACCGCTTAAATCTATCCAGACCGCGAGTAAAACCCTGTCGGGTGATATTCGCACCACACAAAAAGGGCTGCGTGACCTGAATGGTCAGGCGTCGAAAATCGACGGCTTTCGTAAGGCAAGCGCGCAACTGGCCGTAACCAGTCAGGCGCTTGATAAGGCGAAGCGTGAAGCCGGTGAGCTGGCTGTGCAGTTTAAAAACACCACCAGTCCGACCCGTGCGCAGGCGCAGGCACTCGAAGCGGCAAAGCGTGCCGCTTCTGAACTGCAGGCGAAATACAACAGCCTGAGAACATCGGTACAGCGTCAGCGCTCCGAACTGATGCAGGCCGGTATCAATACCCGCACTCTGTCTGCCGATGAACGTCGGCTCAAAACATCCATCAGCGAAACAACAGCGCAGCTTAACCGCCAGCGCGAGGCACTGGCGCGCGTCAGTGCGCAGCAGGCGAAATTAAGCCGGGTGAAAGAGCGATATAAATCAGGTAAAGAGCTTGCCGGTAACATGGCCGCAGCAGGCGCTGCCGGGGTGGGTATTGCGACAGCGGGAACGATGGCCGGGGTTAAATTGCTGATGCCCGGTTATGACTTTGCGCAGAAAAATTCCGAGCTGCAGGCTGTGCTCGGGGTCGATAAGCAGTCGCCAGAAATGGAGGCGTTACGCAAACAGGCTCGCCAGCTCGGCGACAATACTGCAGCCTCTGCAGATGACGCAGCGAGCGCGCAAATCATCATTGCGAAAAGCGGCGGTGACGCTGCTGCTATTCAGGCGGCGACGCCGGTCACACTGAATATGGCACTGTCAAACCGACGCTCGATGGAGGAAAACGCTGCGCTGCTGACCGGGATGAAATCAGCATTTCAGCTTTCAAACGACAAGATTGCGCACATTGGCGACGTTCTCTCGATGACGATGAACAAAACCGCCGCCGATTTTGACGGACTGAGCGACGCGTTGACCTATGCCGCGCCGGTGGCAAAAAATGCCGGGGTGAGCATCGAACAAACCGCCGCAATGGTCGGTGCGCTGCACGACGCCAAAATCACCGGGTCAATGGCGGGCACGGGTAGCCGCGCCATTCTCAGCCGCCTGCAGGCTCCCACCGGAAAAGCGTTTGAGGCCATTAAGGAGCTCGGCGTCAAAACGTCCGACAGCAAGGGGAACACGCGCCCGATATTCTCCATCCTGAAAGAAATGCAGCGCAGCTTTGAGAAAAATAACCTCGGGACAAGCCAGCGCGGCGAGTACATGAAAACCATTTTCGGCGAAGAGGCCAGCTCGGCGGCGGCGGTACTGATGGAAGCAGCCTCAAGCGGCAAACTTGACCGGCTCACCGAAGCGTTTAAAGCCTCGGACGGTAAAACCGAGGAACTGGTTAAGGTCATGCAGGATAACCTCGGCGGCGACTTTAAAGAGTTCCAGTCTGCTTATGAGGCAGTCGGTACCGACCTGTTTGACCAGCAAGAGGGCTCGCTGCGTAAACTCACCCAAACCGCCACGCAATACGTGTTAAAGCTCGACGGCTGGATCCAGAAGAACAAAGGGCTGGCGACAACCATCGGCATCATCGCCGGTGGCGCACTGGCTCTGATTGGTATCATCGGAGGTATTGGTCTCGTTGCGTGGCCGGTTGTTATGGGGATTAACGCCATTATCGCTGCTGCTGGCGTGCTGGGTACGGTATTTACTGTCACCGGTAGTGCCATTGTGACCGCACTCGGCGCGATTACCTGGCCGATTGTCGCAGTTGGGGCGGCGATTGTGGCCGGGGCGCTGCTCATTCGTAAATATTGGGAGCCCATCAGCGCATTTTTCTCGGGGGTGATTGAGGGGGTCATGAGCGCCTTTACCCCTGTCGGGGAAATGTTCGCTCCACTGGCCCCCATTTTTGACGGTCTCGGTGAGAAACTGCGCGGTGTCTGGCAGTGGTTTAAAGACCTGATAGCACCGGTCAAGGCCACGCAGGAAACGCTCGATAGCTGCAAAAATGTTGGCGTCATATTCGGTCAGGCGCTGGCCTCTGCTTTGATGGCTCCGCTCAATGTATTTAACAAGTTGCGCAGCGGTGTCGACTGGCTTCTCGAAAAGCTCGGTATCATCAACAAAGAGTCAGACAGCCTCGACCAGACTGCCGCCAAAACCAACGCGGCCACGCAGAGTAATTCTTATATCCCGGCAACCAGTACATATGGCGGTTATCAGGCTTATCAGCCAGTGACCGCACCGGCGGGACGTTCTTACATCGACCAGAGCAAAAGTGAGTACAACATCACTTTACCGGGTGGTGTTGCGCCCGGGCATCAGCTTGACCGACAGCTACGCGACACACTCGAACAGATCGAGCGTGAGAAGCGTGCACGGCAGCGCGCCAGTATGAGCCATGACTGAGGGGGAATAAATAATGATGCTTGCACTTGGAATGTTTGTGTTTGAACGCCGCACCCTGCCTTATCAGTCGATGCAACACTCGAAGGATTACCGCTGGGTGTCTAATGACAGGGTTGGTAAACCTCCCGCTTATCAGTTTCTCGGTGAGGGGGAAACCTCTATCCAGCTTGCCGGTACGCTTTATCCTGCCATTACCGGAGGCCGTATATCACTGAGGGCAGTTGAACTGATGGCCGACGAGGGCAGAGCGTGGCCGCTGATTGAGGGTACCGGCAATATCCTCGGGATGTATATCGTCGATAAAGTCTCGACTACACACACCGAGTTTTTCAGTGATGGCGCGGCCAGAAAGATTGATTTCACACTTTCGCTGAAACGGGTCGACGAATCACTGGCGGCGATGTTTGGCGACCTGAATAAGCAGGCCAGCGAACTGCTTGACTCTGCCGGTAATCTGACCGATAAGCTGCAGGGTATGCTCGGAGGGCTGACCGCATGATGACGGGCATGACCATTGATGCCGGGGCGAGCCTTGCACCGGCATTTATGCTGACGCTGAACAGCCATGACATTACCAGCAATTTTAGTGATCGGCTGATTTCTCTCACCATGACCGACAACCGGGGTTTTGAAGCTGACCAGCTCGACATTGAGCTCGACGATACTGACGGCAAAGTCGAGTTACCCCTGCGCGGGGCGGTGCTGACGCTGTGGCTTGGCTGGCAGGGTTCGGCACTTCTGAATAAGGGCGATTTCACAGTTGATGAGATTGAGCACCGGGGCGCGCCTGATACGCTGACCATTCGTGCGCGTAGTGCAGATTTTCGCGGAACACTCAATTCACGGCGTGAGGAGTCATGGCACGACACCACTCTCGGTGAACTGGTCAGTGCCATTGCAAAACGCAATAAACTGACGGCCAGCGTCGCGGATTCGCTGAAAAAAATCCCGGTACCGCATATCGACCAGTCGCAGGAATCCGACGCAGTATTTCTGACCAGACTTGCTGAGCGGAACGGGGCGGCAGTATCAGTGAAAGCGGGGAAACTGTTGTTTCTGAAAGCCGGTAGCGCAGTGACGGCCAGCGGCAAACCAGTCCCACAAATGACACTGACCCGCAGTGATGGTGACCGCCATCAATTTGCTATTGCCGACCGTGGGGCTTATACCGGCGTAACGGCAAAATGGCTACACACCAAAGACCCGAAACCGCAAAAGCAGAAGGTCACGCTGAAACGTAAACCAAAAGAGAAGCACCTGCGCGCACTGGAACACCCGAAAGCAAAGCCAGTCAGCAAAAAGACAAAGGCTAAAAAAGAGCAGGAAGCGCGCGAGGGTGAGTATATGGCCGGTGAGGCTGATAACGTGCTGGCGCTGACGACGGTTTACGCTTCAAAGGCTCAGGCGATGCGAGCAGCTCAGGCTAAGTGGGATAAGTTGCAGCGCGGTGTTGCGGAGTTTTCAATTACGCTGGCGCTTGGTAGGGCTGACTTGTTCCCTGAAACACCGGTGCGCGTGTCGGGCTTTAAGCGCGTCATAGACGAGCAGTCTTGGTTAATCAGTAAGGTAACTCACAATCTGAATAATAATGGATTCACGACGGGCTTAGAGCTTGAGGTCAAGCTCTCCGATGTGGAGTACAGTGCTGAACCGGATGATGAATAA